ACCTTTTATTCCTAATCCCGCCAAAACACCAACTACTGCAGCAGCTCCTTTGAATTTTGGTGCCAGTAAAGATCCAAGTGCGGCTCCGGTCATACCAGCGGCCATATTAAATCCCTCATTTTCAAAAAGTGCTCCGCCTGTTAAGGGTGTATAATTTCCTGTAAATTTAGTTTTCATCGATCCAGGTGGAATATATAATGCTATATCAGAAGTGTCATTACCATTTACTTTCGTGTTTTTTCTGGAATATGGTTTAGCATGAAATAAAATAAAATTTTGAGAATCGCCATTCATATCTCCTAAAGATAATGGATATTTCATTACGCTCTTACTAGTTTGGTCATTGACTGACATCGCTACATTATTCAGTTGATTTGGATCTGACATTCTGCTTTTCTTTCTAAATATAAATGTATCTTAAAAAAACTATTCATTTCTATTTATATGGCATACAAAGGAAAATACAAACCAAAGAATCCTAATAAATATAAGGGTAATCCCACAAAGATTATTTATAGGTCTGGTTGGGAAAGAAAAGTGATGGAAAAGTTGGATTTAAGCTCTCAAGTAGAACAATGGGCATCAGAAGAAATCATAATTCCTTATAGATCACCGGTTGATAGAAAAATTCATCGCTATTTTCCGGATTTTTGGGTTAAGTTTGCGAATAAAAAGGTCGTAATTATCGAAGTTAAGCCTAACAAAGAGACAAAACCGCCCAAAATGAAGGAAAAATCGAGAAAATTCATCAGGGAAGCCAAAAAATGGGGCGTGAATGAGGCGAAATGGAAAGCCGCGACCGAATTTTGTAAAAATAGTGGATGGAATTTCATAATTCTAGATGAATATGACTTAGGAATCAGAAAAAGAAGGAAAAATGGCGGAAACACCGAAAAATAGTGGAAATTTAGTAGATATTTTACAAGATGTGATAAAAAGGAAAAAAATTCCGCAAGAAAATATAAAATCTGCTCAATGGTTACAAAATAAAATTAGAAATTTTAGAAGAAATTTAAATGTTAAATTAGATGACTCTAGTATGACCGCTGATCAGTTTATGGAAGGGTCTAATTTGATACAAAAGAGAAGAATGACCAAAGCTAGATTAACATTATTCTCATATAAAGCAAAACATGAAAAAACTTTACCATATTATGACAGATTTCCCTTATCAATGATCATAGGTAAAGAAGTAGATGGATTTATAGGATTAAATTTTCATTATTTGCCGTATCAACATAGAGCAAGACTATTAGATGCCGTCGCATTTGGAAATGTGATTAATTGGAATACATTAAAGAGAAATAAAGTGACTCGACCATGTATTAAAAAATATTTAACAAGTCATGTTCAAGGAGCAAATGGTATGGTAATAGAAGGAATTGAACAATTAAAATTTGCAATATTTTTACCAATAGAACGTTTTAACACCAGAAAAGAAAAAGTCTGGGAAGATTCAAAAAGGATGTTATAATGCCAGCAGGATTTAAACAATCAGAACATTTTATCGCAGCGATAAACAAACATAAAGGCCCCTCAAAGGCAAACAAATATCAACTTACAGGTCCATATGGTGTTATTGTAAATGGAATTGCAAACAATCTTGGATTTGATATGCGGGATTTTAAATTTATGTGTGATGCCGCAAATTTACCTGGAAGAAATTTGGCGACTACAGAATTTAGAACAGGTAGTGTATCTAAATCATATGTCCACTCTAATAATTTTAACCCAACAATAACTTTATCTTTTATACTAACTGATGATATGTTTATTAAAAAAGTTTTCGATAGATGGATGGATGATATCATCGGTCTCACTGATGCAAAATTGCAAGGTGCCGTAGTACAAAACTTAACAAATTATCCAGACGAGTATTGTGGAAGTTTTGGTATAAAAAAACTTGCAACAAATTTATCTAGCAGTCCTGCAAGTGCTTCACATATAGATACTTATCATGTGGAAATAATGGAAGCATTTCCCAAACAGATTAATCCTATCACATTAACTTACGGTTCTCAGGACATAGTGAAATTACAAGTCGTGATGGCTTATTCCCGGTGGAGAATAATACGTGGTTATTGACAATGACCGGTTTGATACATAAAATAATAATTATATAATTAGGAGATATTATGAGTTTACCCAAGATTGATATTGCAACATTTAGCACTACTCAACCTTCTGCAAAAAATAAAAAACTTACATTTAGACCATTTTTAGTAAAAGAAGAAAAAATACTAATGATGGCAATGCAAGGGGAAAATATAGAAGAACAAGTGGTTGCAATTAAACAAATCATAAACAATTGTTCACAACAGGAATTTGATGTTGATTCAGTTCCTTTATTCGATTTAGAATGGATATTTTTACAATTAAGAATACATTCTGTTGGAGATCAATTAAATTTAAAATTTAAACACAGAGACGGAAAAAATAAAAATGATGAAGAATGTGCACATGTATCAAATGTAAACGTGGATCTAAAAGAAGTTGAAATGGTATATGATGAATCACATAATAAAGAAATTGAAATAAATGATAAGATTACCATATTTCTAAAATATCCAAATATAGAAACTGCTAATAAAATCAAAAATACTGAAGATGTTGAAGGTATTATGGCTTTTCTATCTTCAGGAATAGAGTTTATTAAAGATGAAGAAACTTTACATGAAACAAAAGATTTTACACAAGAAGAAGTAATAGAATTTTTTGAACAATTTAATCAACAACAAATGCTTAAAATTCAAAACTTTTATCGAACTCAACCTGTAATACAACATGACATAAATTATACTTGTGAAAAATGTGGTGGAGAAGAATCTGTTATTCTTAGGGGTTTGCAGGATTTTTTAGAATAACGCTTTCTCATGATTCTTTAGAATCTCATTATTTGACTAATTTCGCATTAGTACAACATCATAAATACTCTTTAACAGAGTTAAATGAGATGATTCCTTGGGAAAGAGAAATTTATATTGAATTATTAAAAAATTGGATACAAGAACAAGAAACTGAAGCTAAACAAAGAGAAGCAGAAAGACATTAATGGCAGCAGCACCGAAACCATCTGGAGGAAGAAAACCAGGACAATTTGGTACAACAGAACTTCGACTAGGACGAGCAACTGGAATCGGAGAATTTTTTGATGTTTTAGAAGATGCGACCGCTAAAAGAATGGAAAGAATGGCAAAAGGATATCTACACGCCATTACAGCTTCTGCTCTTTCTCCATTACCAACATTTGCACAAGCTAGTATATATGATGCCATTACTGATCCTTTTGGGGGAGGAAGAGATACTGCACAAGATCCAACTGGAACTGCTGAGAGGGAACCTAATTTAGATAAATTATATAATGTACCTTTACCTGTTATAACACAAGAAGGAGAAGAACATGGAACAGCACAAAAAGTAGCAAGTGCGATTGGTATAGGTGGTACAAGGGTTCCATTATGGCAAAGTAATTTAGAAAAATTATTTAAGGTTCCTCTACTTATTACAGAGAAAAAAGATACATTAAAATTAATAGAAACAGAGAGAGAAACAGAACCAGAAAAAGTAAAAGACGACGAAAAACCCAAATTCAGCATGAAAGATTTTTTTAGTAGTCTTTTTGGAGGTATTGTTGATCTTGGTGCATGGATTTTAAAGGGTATTGGAACTTTAGCAATAGGTGCTTTAAAGTTTACAGGGTGTCTTGGTATTATGGGTCTAATGGCAAGTTTGCTCTTTAATAAAGAAATTGTAGATCAATTTAGATTAAAATGGGGTGAGGAAGCTGAAAAATTAGGAGCTAAAACTGAATGGGGTGCAAGAATAGCTAAATTTCTTGGTGGCGGTGAAGCAAATGGTCAATCTTTTGAAAAAGCGGCAATTGCAGGTCTAAAGGGTGGAGGAATCGGAGCTATAACAGGACTTTTCTTTGGAGGACTGCCTGGTGCATTGGTTGGATTTCTTTTGGGAAGCGCTTTTATGGGTCTTGGTGCAGCTTTAGGAGAAGCGAAAATCACATTGGGTACAAATTTTCTCGCAACTTGGTTGGAAAAGACTTGGGAAGCCGCGCGGATGGAATGGGAAGATGCGAAACAAGTTCAACTAAATGCTGAATTAAAGGAATTAAGAAATAGATTAAACTCCGGAAAAGAAACCGAAGAAAGTCTAATATTAATTCAAATGCAAATCAGAGCGAAAGAGGCGGAGCTCCTTGAATCAAGAATGGAACATGCAAAACAATGGCAAGAAATGGTTGATGATGAATATGCGAAAAAGGGTGTAGGAATTGAAATACAGAAAGAAGCTCAAGACCGGTTAAAGGAATTTAAAACTGAATTATTTGAAGCACAGGAAGAAATAGAAAGTCTCACAAGGAAAGGGAAAATTGATAAGAAGGAAACGTATTTGGGGATTCCTGGGATAGATACTTATAGAGAAAACATTCATGATGACTTGAAAGATAAATTAATAAGTTATTTTCAACGTGGAGATGTGGCTGGAAGACAAGCATTAAATTTAATGAAGAAATATGGAATCATTAATGACAAATGGGAGGTTACTGATCCAAGACTATTAACTGACCATGTTTACCGTAAAGATCTGTTCGAAGCATTAAATAATGTAATTCAAACACAAATCGATAAAGATGAAGAATGGCGGAAAGGGAGTGGAGCAGGAGCCAAAGCATTTAGAGAAGCTCAGAAAAATCTAAAAAAAGTTATAGAAGATAGAAAAACCAGCAATGCAGTACTTGATACTACAGGACAGAAGACAGAGGTAGTTGAAAAAACTATCGACTGGACTAAAACGCTGGACAATACAATAAGGTTCGGAATGTTTGACACATCAACAATGGGCGGGGGAGCAGGAGGGGTGATAATGCCAAGTATGATTAACAATGATGGATCAGTACATACTAACAGTGCTTTGACCATTAATACATTTTCGGACGTAAAATTCTCTACTGAAAATTTAAAGATAGTAGGAGCTTTTGACGGTCACGTATAATGATTAACTAACGGACTTTCGCCCGCTAGTTAATATAATTTATGCAGCTTCTTCAGCTAATTTCTGAAAATACGTCAATGATTCATCATTTTCATTTTCAGCTGTTGTAACACTTTCAACAACAGGTTCTACATGTGGAGTGGTCATAGGTTTACCACCATCAAAAGGGGGTTCACTTACTGGAACAACTGATTCTGGTCCTTGTGCACCAAGAACTCTATCAAGTCTAGACTTCAATTCAGAAAATTCCTTAAACCTACTATCATCTGTAAATTCAGAAAGTGGAAATTCTTTCTTCCAAAGTTCTTCAAGTTTTTCATCCGCACCTTCAAACAATGGTGAAACTGAATCAAATTCAGATTTATCAAAATTATTAAATCCATCTACCTTACGAATCTTCAAACGAAAGTTCGCTCCTTCCCAAAGATCAAAAGGATTAATAGGATTTTCATCTTCAAATTGTGGATTCATTTGATCATTGATTTTATCAAAAATCTTCTTACCATATTTGAAAAGTTTAAGTTCTCCCTCATTTTGAGGATTGGCGGGATCTTTGAGAACTAAAATATTTGACATATAAACAAGACGCCGCTTTTGTTTGCGAGCGATTTCCTTATTTGCCTCAATTCCAGAATTCCAAAGTGAGGAATTATATTCACATACTGGACACTTTTTTCCAATAGTAGTTGGACATTCCTCAATGTACCATCCACCAACACCTTGAAATCCATGATTCCAAGTTTTTGCCCACGGCAGATCTTCTCCTGTTGGTGCTGGGAGAAACCGGGTAACAGCATATCCATTACCAGATTTATCAAGTTCCGCTTTCCACATACGAGTGTCTTCCGCGAAACCCTTTGAACTATCTGCTTGTTCTTGTAGTTTTTTATTGATTTTGTCAATTGACTTTTGACGTGACTTTTTTAGATCAGAAAATGATTGTGACATCTTATATCCTTATATTTTTATGGTTAACATTATATTTCATCTGATTCGCACTATACATACTATTATACACTATTTATCATCCCATGTCAAGCCCCCCCTTCATTATTTTTTTGAATTTAGAAATATCATCTATTTTTAGAAAAGGTTCATATTTAATCATCAGACGATAAACATCTGGCCAAACTACTTTATCTAAAATATTTTTATTCCAGAACTCTGTAAATTGTAAAATTTTATCCATTATAATTGCTGATTCTATATTGATTCTTTTTCCTAATATCTCTTCTAATAAAATTGGGTGCTGTCCTTCTTCAACAGTAAATATTCTATTAAATCCCAACTGTAATCCCAATTCTCTATTGTTAAAATTCTCAATTAGAGATCTTAACTCATTTATATCTTGAGTAAATTGATATGTTAATGATTCAATTTTATTCTTCCATTTATTATGAGTTCTTTTCGCGTCATCACCATACATTTCTCCAACCCACATATCAGAATTATAAACAAAATTGGAAACCAAAAATCCTTCAACTTCTTCATGTTTTCTTAATTCTTTGGCGAGATTTTCAAAAAAATACCTATCATTTCTATTTTGATAAGTAGTATATCTTGCAGAAACGCCCCTATTCTTAAAAGAATAATTAAAATAATTGTATCTATCTGAATTAAAGTGTCTTTTTAATGCAAGATAAGTTTTATATACATCAAACCCTCTTAACATAATTAAAATTTAGATATAAATCTTGCTATAGGTTGGATAAAGGGAAGTAAGGCAACTGCCATAACTGTATTCACTCCTGTATGTACAAGTGCTACTTGTTTTGTGACTCCTGAGGGCATACCATCACTCACTAATATTCCTGCTATCCATATCGTTCCAGTTGTACCCACATTCGCTCCTAATATTGCTGCAATCGCTGATGGTAAAGGTAAAGCACCAGATGCAACAAGTCCGATGACCGCAGTTGTAGTGAGTGAGGAAGATTGCCAAAGGAGGGTACATACAATTGCTCCAGAGAACATCCAGTAAGGGTTTCCTAAAAACCATTCAAGTTGTTCTAAGTGGCTCATTGATTTCATTCCACCTGAGAACATCTTTAAACCAATGTAAAATATGACAAGACCCAAAAGAGTTTGAAAAATGGGGTTATTAAATTCCATAAAATTTCTCGACTTATATTTCCATGAATCGTAAAGTTTTCTATCTTTCTTTTTCATTAAATCGGGAGTTTGGATGTCTTAGGAAAGAAATTTAATTTTTCTGCATCATCTCTAAGTCGTTCTTTATTTTCAGCACTAAGTAAAGACTTGATTGTTTCTGCTTCAAGATTATTTTCTTCACAATAACATAAAATGGCATCTAAGTAATTCATATTAGACGTGGAATTCACTAAATGAGTTATTCTTTCATTAAATGCTTCTCTATCATTAATATTAAGCATATTCTTTTTTTTATCGGATTTTGCCAATGATTAAATTGTAGATTGTTTACTTTTATAATCTTTTATTGCAGCTTTGATTGCATCCTCTGCAAGTACTGAACAATGAATTTTCACTGGGGGAAGAGATAGTTCTTCAACTATCTGAGTATTATTAAGAGCCATAGCTTCATCTACAGACTTGTTCTTAATCCATTCTGTTGCTAGTGAAGATGCTGCAATCGCAGAACCACAACCAAATGTCTTGAATTTAGCATCGATAATTTTGTTGTCATCATTAACTTCGATTTGTAGTTTCATAACATCCCCACACTCTGGAGCACCCACAAGACCAGTACCGACATTATTACTCCGCTTATCCAAACTACCAATATTTCTTGGTTTTTCATAATGTTCCAATACTTTATCTGAATATGCCATTAACTACCTTCACCAACTGCCGCAGATTCCTTTTGTTCAGGATCATCTTTATCCTTGAACCAGTAATCCGTTGACTTCGCCAACACTGCGACATATGCGCCAACCATAATATTAATTAGATCGCGAGATTCAGCAGGTAATGCTCCAAAAAACAATAACCATACTAAAAACAAAAATGTACATACTATAATCATGGACAATAAAAATCGTGCCCACCAATTCAACTTCTTTCTTGTCTCAATTCTTTCATGTCTAAGTGCTTCCATTGGATTATTCTCCCATAATTTTTCTTCTAAATTTTCAATCATTTCAAATGAAGTGTTAATTTTTCCATCACCAATTTCTCTCTGGTTCTTTTATTCACGTCCCTTGTCCTCTGTACGCTTTCCAGCATTTTCGTTTGTGTTTATTTGTTGGTCTGGTATTTTTAGATTTGCCTATGCTAGTCCGCTTTGGTGTTTCCTTGGCTTTCTTTACATGTACTAATCCGTATGCTGATCTTTTAGCCATTTAATTTTCATCCCATTGTAATAATTCATGAACTCCTTGTTCTTCTAGAAGTAAGCGATTCTGCCAATGTTGATCTTTAACATCATCTTTATTCTGTCCATGATATCCAACTGCGTAACCATTTTCACACATCCATTTATTTATGTTTGTCCATCCACCAAACTCATGTCCATCTTCAGTACAGTTAATCCAAAGTTCACCTAATACTCTACCAAACTTACCTCTACTATCTGACTCTGGACATCTACATTGTATTTCAATATCATCTCTATCTGACAATATTGCCCAATGTACCCACGATGTTAATGCGGCCTTGGATAACTTACCATAGATTTTTTCGTTCTTGTGTCTTGTTCTGGATTCTGGTGTGTCGATTCCTAGTAATCGAATTCTATTACATATTCGTACATCGAAACCTAAATCAAAAACTGCATCGATAGTATCTCCATCGACAATCTTTTCTACAGCAGTTATGTTGTAAATAAATTCACATGGTTCTTCGTTTATATATTCTGCCATATATTATTTTCCTTGCCCTCTATATTTCTTCCAGCATTTTTTCTTGTGTTTATTTGTTGGTCGAGAATATTGTGATTTACCTATACTAGTTCTTTTTGGTGTAGGTCTTTTTCTAACGGTTTGTCTTATTGTCTTAGGTCTCGCCATCTACCCACACCCACAATCACCATTTTTACATTCACAAGGATCACAAGTACAATTTTCACACTCGCATTGTTCGTTATTACACATATTTTTCTCCTATTTAAATCTTTCGTCTGTTTGCCAAATTTTATCATCATCATAAGCCCAAGCTACTAAAGAATATCTAGCTCCAGATATTACTTTTTTCACTCTATGATTAATATTTGAATCGTAAGTAATACAGTCACCAATATTTAACTTTAAATCATTCAGCCCTTCAAATTCTAATTCACCACCAGTGAAATCATTATTAAGTAATATTATATGTGAACGAATTTTACTTTTATCATTATGCCAATGAAAACATTGTCCTACTTTATATTCAGAAAATTGTAATGCTAAATTACTTTCCAATCCTATTAATTCATCTTTATCACTAATTTCATAAAGTTTACTTATTAACTCTTCTTCTTTATAATTATACCAACTTGAATTTCTAAGTTCTTTAACTATTCCTCGATCATTTACTGGTGCAGCCCGCACATATTGATAATTTTTTAAAATTATATTAAAACAAGTTTCCTCGTCAAGAAATTCTCTTCTTATTTTCGGTTCAAATGTCATAAAACTCTAAAATATAATGGGGGAATTCTTCTGTTCCTAAGTGATTCCCCCCAAACTCGCTAATTACTGCTTCTCTACAAATTCATAGAGTTCTGTAGCCTTCTTCTTAATATCCTCAATGGAATAAGAATCTGGCTGAAGTTCTTCAAACAACTTCATATTTGCATCGCCTTGCTCTTTTGCAAATTCCCATGCATCAATAGCAAAGTGTTTTTGTCTTTCTTGTTGATCATAGAGATAACTTTGTGCCATCTCTAAAAGTCTAAATCTTAATTCATATGGATTAGACATATTGTTCCTTTCATTTGTGTGTGTGTTGTGTGTAATGGTCAGTTCTTCTGTTCCCAAGTGACTGACCTGAACTCGGCTATAGTCTACGCAGCGAGTGCGTAAGAGTATGCGGTATAATCGTCATTGTTTGCGATTAATTTAATGGACCGTTACGGTGGTGCCTCTACCGAATACCTCTATATCTACCTTCACAATCAATCGAAATCTATTTCAGCCCCATCAACGAAAGTCATATCCAAAATAAAGTGTGACATAGGTAATACCTAAAGCGAGCAATATCATTATTGTGAGCCACATTAATTTCTTTTCCATAACTTCCTTTGGTGGAGCTGATCGGAATCGCACCGATGTCTTAACTGTTATCTAGATATGTCAACAGTATCAATAACTATTTATAACCTCCTGTAATCTTTCTACATGTTCATCAGGATCCGCATAAAAAATTTGTGGTGTTCCATCAACTACTGCAATAACTATAACTACTTGAGTTACTTTATTTCCTGTTCTTTCTTCATACATCTTTGCATATGCAGTTCCCTGTAATTTATAACTTTCTATCCATTCTTCTTTTTTTGGTTTAGAAGAGGTTTTCCAATCTATTATAGAAATTTCATCATCATATTCAGCAATACAATCACATCTACCAGCTACTCCAAGAAATTTAGACCACAAAGATACCTCAAGACCATAAATTTTTCCAATATGAGTATTTAAAATTGATTGAACTGATTGAAATAACTCAATAGAATCAGGCATATGCCCACTCAAATAATCTTGCTGATTTTTGAGATAGTCTTCGATAATCGAATGCGTTCTTGTTCCTCTTCGCGAAGCTTGTGTTGAGATTCTATTGGCTTCTTCTTCTCCAACCCGCTTTCTCCAAGCCTGTATACCAGCTTTGGACAAAGATGATAATACTGTAGTGATACTCGGGAAATTTCCATCTGGTGTCTCGTATAATCTTTTTCCTGAAGTATTTATTTGTTTTATTTGACCAGGAATATCAACTGTTTCGTGTAAAAAATTCATATTAAGGTATATTCATAGTGCTTCCGGCATGAGAAGATTTAATTTCTTTTAATCTATCTCTAAATCCATCATCTGGTTTACGCATACCCATCTTAATTGTATCGCCAAACGCCGGAGCCGCTAACATTTTTATTATTGTACCATGACATGATCCGCATGGACAAGGGTATTCTGTTGGTTCATTCATTTTAGCGATAGATAACTGACGCTCAAATTCATGTCCACATTTTTCACATTTATAATCGTATGTTGGCATATTATTCTGATTCTCTTAATGTTACTAGTAAAGGATATTTATTTTTCTTAGCTTCTTCTAATGTATCAACCGCTTTTTGCTCTGCTATTTGATATGAATAAAGTCCCGCCACACCTTCTCCTAATTTATGTACATTTAACATAATTCTTTCAGCATCAGGTGTAGTTTTATTAAAAATACTTTTTAATATATAAATAACAAATTCCATAGGAGTATAATCATCATTTAAAAGTATAACAAAATAAGTTTTAGGAACTTTTGAATTTATACTTTTCTTTTTCCTAACCTTAATTTTATCTTTTACATCTATGTTTGACATTTAAAATTCCTGATGCCATTTAAAATTACAAACCTTCATATCTTTCCAAGTTTCAGGATGCTTTATTCTATCTTCTACTAAAGCATTTATTTCCCTTATATTTGGTGTTGATATTGTATATAATTTTTCTTCTGGTCTATTTTCAGGATGTATTATTATCATTTTTTCATCATCATATTCTGTAATACCACCACGTTTATAAACAAACTTTCTACCCTTTCTTCGATAATGTACAAAGGAATCGAGTATTTTCATATTCATATATGAGTTTATTTTTTCAAATAAACGTGTGTCTCCATGATGCATTCCAACATACTCCTCATCATATCCACCAGACTTCCAAAAATCTTTTTGTTTTATACAAAACACATTTACTGATTGTTTTTTTCTTTTTCCAGTTATAAAAGAATAATATACATTGTCAAGAAATTCTCTTCTTAAAATAAATTCACATGGTTCTTCGTTTATATATTCTGCCATTTTAGATTTATTATTTCTGGAGTCATAAACAGAAGTCCTGAAAATATTTTCAACTAAATCTTTTAATGTATTTGGTGGAATCTCCACATCAATATCAGCAAAAAATATCCAATCAGTTTCTACATGTTTTGCCGCTAAATTTCTTGCTCCATGAGAATTAAATCCCAAATCTTCATCTACCACAAATAAAGAAATATCATCTTCTTTTACTAATACATCTTTCGCTGGTATTTTTTGTGATCCATCATCAACAACTATTAATCTTTTAATTAAAGAATTTCGTATAAAATATTTAGACGCCTCAACATATTTTTGTAAATGATCGGGCTCATTATAATATGTTGTTACTAAAGTAATCATTTAATTTATGGAGCGAGTAAGAGGAATCGAACCCCTATCATCAGGTTGGAAACCTGAGGTACTACCTTTGTACGATACTCGCTTATATTAACCATTCATTACCAAATGTTTTAAATGCCCAATTCTTTTCAAAACACCACCAACATCTTCTACATGCTTTTGTAAATCCTTCACTTTCATCAAAATGCCCAATACAACTCACAGTTAATTCAAATATATTTTTTAGATTAAGTTCTTTATAAATTAAAGCAAGATCTTGTTTATGCATATTAGTAAACGGAACCCATTCACCTTCCTCATTAACTTCTGGTTCTTCCGGAGCTTCCCACGCTCTATCTTCTTGATCACCTGGCATTACCACTAAAGGAGGATTTCTCGTTGTTCCTCTACATATAATATCTACATTTCTTTCTTTTGGATTTAAATATTCTTTTAAAATTTCTGTTGTTTTATGTTTAGCATATCCAACATGTGGACGCTCTATAGGAAAAAGAGAACCACTAGATCTCTCCACTTCCATAATAACATCATATACTGGTTTAATCATGGAAGGTCTATCTATATGACAAAATATTAAAGGATGTATAGTTACATCTAATAAATTATCTTCAACAATTTGATTACATAACAAATATAACAATAAAGAAGAGTCGCACCCACCTGACATGGCAAGTCCTATCTTTTTAACATTTTTTGGAATATTTAATTTCATCTATGAAATGGTTGACCAGCAAAAAACTCTTGTAAATTAATAAATGGTTTATATGTTCCATCTTGATCTCTATTAGTTACCATCCATTCACCATTTATATAAGTATAGATATGTTCCACACCAGTTTCATAACCTATATCCATTAGGTCATAGTAATCTTCAACTGTTCCTCTATCATCATCATATACTTCAATTTCATTTTCATTTGCCCACAAAGAGCGATAATTGCCCCCAGCAGTTAAACGTGATATTTTTTCTATTTGATCATAATAATGATACAGAGTGTATCCTGTTTCTTCAATCTCTCCATTGAATTCTGTAGTACAATAATCGAATCCATTATCAGATTCACTTGCTATTATTGTTATATTTTTCATTTTAATTTATTCAAAAGTGTGGAGCGAATGCATGGAATTGCACCATGATCTCAAGGTTGGAGCCCTGTATTCTGCTTTTGAACTACATTCGCATTTATCATAATATACCATTATACCATTATAATTATATATTGTCAAGTGAAATATTTATTTTAATATTTCTATAGTGAGTATTATCGCAATCCATAATAATAAAAAATTACATATTAATAATTCTATTGCTAAGATTGTATGATACCATACCCAATTCGTTTCATATTTTTTATCTCTTTCAAGTTCAACTTTGGTCTTTCCTTCTTGCAAACGAGGCAACCAAATCTTTTCCCATTTTTCTTTTGTATTTCTTAAAAAACCCATTTTATCCTTCTATGAAGATATGATATTTTATAATCGTGTAGATGAACCCCACAAAAAATATTCCCATACCGATTTCATGAACTCTTTTATTATCACTTATCACCATCGGAGCCATAACAGCAAGCAAAATAACTCTACCTATAACCTTTAAAGAATATAAATCTCCCTTAAAGAATACAAAAAGATTTGCAAGAAGACAAACTTGTAGTGTCCATGCTAATCCTAATATAACTTTATGATTGTGGTAATAATATTCACGTAAATGTACTTCTTTATCTTTGTGTGCTTCAGCTTGTGGAGCAATTACTTCAGTAACCATAAAAAACAAAAATGGTACAGAAAGATATAATAGAAACGTGAATAAATTCCATCCGTCATTTGAATAATAAGTCAAATCTCTTAACGGATAAGAAGTCCACCAAAATAGTATAATAGTAAAAAAGGTTATAAAACTAATTGCTGTATGTGGCCAATAAAAAAAGACATCATCATCTCCATCATCATTGTAATTTTTTGCAAGTAATGCGCTGAAGTTTATCATTAACCTCACCATAGACAAACCTAATATCACAAAAGCAATCATTGACAAATGTGAAAATGCTACCATTTATTTTTCCCATATGTTTTTTTAGTATTCTATTGTTTGTAATTCAGAGCAATCTTAAAGGATTTTGTTCAAATATTGTCCAAATTATAATGATCTGAAGTCCATATTTCCAAATGAACAGAGCAATAAAATCTATTCCCATTCTATCATTATCTGATTAATATTTTCCACCATCTTGTTTTATTCGTATCATTTGACCCCTTTTTTCTATTGTTTTAGCAAACTCAGTTGCTGCCGTTATAGTTGAAAAGTACCTTCTAGAAATAATGTTTGGGTCTGGTTCAACCCAATGAAGTTGTTCTTTCATTTGAGCATGACTGCCATTATTTTTTTTATTGATATCATTCCAATATTCTACCCAAAAGTTCATAATCTCCTCCTTTTTTTATCGATTTGTGAAAAGGTCTTGTCCAGATTCCGTTAATTTTTTCTTTACATCTCCAAGATCAAAGAACTTTCCATGTCCTGCACTCATAAACGATTTTCCACTCTGAAAAAGTTCAAACTGTCCTCTTTCTCCTTCTTCTATTGCACACGTATCTGGAAATAAACTATTAATTGCAGCGGACAAACTTGTCGCTTGTGGTCTGTAGTTTCAAGAACCACAGTATTTTATTACCCACATTGATTTCTCCTTATTTTTTTTGTTTGGTAAACTTTTTGGAATAAGGTAGAGGAGAATTTGCAAAGACACATTCGGCCTTGATATCTCCTAATGTATTTTTATATTCCCAATAGAGAGAACGAACATATTTTGTTTCTGATTCTCGCCCTCTGTGTAGTAAATCGTTTATCTGTTGTTCAATGTCTATACATTCTTGGAAATCTTCAACAGGATGTTCAAGTCGAGTATAACTAATATCTCCTTCAGTAGTTCCTGCAGCAACTGTAAGATACACTAATATTATCCATTTCATTATCGTCTTTCCGCAGGATTGTCTTTCCACCTTTTATGATCTGCATTTTTCATAGTAGCTCGGATATAAGGGTCATCAGTCTTTCTTCTATTCCTTGAATGTATCTCATCTATGTCTATTATGGGATCATAACCAAGTGGATCTAAAATCATTTTCTGATTTTCTTTTTGTATATGTCTCCACACCAATCTATTACCAGCTATTGGTACTGGTTCAACTTCTTCCATTATACAATCGATGTCCAAGCAGATCAATGGGGCATCCAATTATTCGACACATTTCGTATATACTCATCTACTCCCTTGACCTCGATATTTTTTCCAACACTTTTTTTTGTGTTTGTTCTTTGGTCGAGAGTTTTTAGATTTTCCTATGGAAGTTCTTTTTGGTATCGTCTTATTTTTTTGTTGAGTTCTTCCCCACGTTGATTTAGCCATCTTTCAAATCTTTCTTGTGACTGTGTTCTATTTGCACCCTTGAAATTTCAGCGTGCAAACTTACTAAATCAATTGTTGTTAAATAATGTAATCCTTCTTTGATCACCGACATTACCTGTTTGTGTGTCATGTCGTTAAATATACTAGGTTTATATCTCATCCTTGTATAATGCCTTCATGTAGAGCCAAAACCCTACAGTTCCTTCATTTCCTTTATGTCTTGTTTTTTTGTTTGACACTTTACGCCGTTTCTTCCCAACCAAGTGTCTTTTTAGGACTATTGATTGGTGTAAATGATTCGCCACATCCACAAACCGTACCCATACTGGTTCGTTTAAAGACAAATCCCTGTTCTACTAAATTCGCTCTATTGTATTCAACTCTTAAATCTCCTATGAGGTTTTCATGTTGATCAGTATCAATGATCATTTGAACATCATAACCTTCAAAGAGACTATCTGTGGGGTTTACCTGTTCATCTGTTTCAATAGTAAATGTCCATCCAGAACATCCACCCGACTTTGCACCTACTCTAAGATATGGTTTCGGTTCGATTCCTTCAACCGACTTGTTAAATTCTTCTGCAGCATCTTGAGTAATACTCAATTCCACAGTATTACCTTTTTTGCTTCTTCTTCAACATCTTCTTCTACCATACTTTCTATCCCTTGTCGTTCTCGTAACAATCTTTCTGCTTCTTTTCGTGCTCTTTTTTCTGTATCTTGTCTAACATAATTCTGTGTCAAGAAGACAAGTTTTTGTTCATCATATATTCGTTCCTTCTCTACTTTTTGTGCGGCAAGTACTCCTTGTTCAGGCGTATCGAACCATTCAGATCTCCATATTCCTTTTATGGCTACTGGCCCTTTTTTAGGATGATCATAAGTAATTCCACTGTCCTCATTCACCCACCAAAGATGTATCATACCAATAAATCCATGTTCTTCGTTTCCAAATCCTTGAAAAACATGATCTACTCCTAAAGATTGTAAGTACGGAAACTGAACATCTTGATAGAACTTGTAACGGAATTGTGTTTCCATTGCATATCTAAACATATCTCGTTCTTTTTCAGTCATTAGTATACCTTACCATATATTGATGCTTCGAATCCTTCTTTTAATCCTCTTAATCCTAAAGAATGTGCATAACTGAATAATGCAGATATAAATGTATTTACGTGTGTTTTACTTTTCAGGTTACTTAATTTTTTTATCATTACTGCAATTGTTGTAGATTGAATTTTTGATACAAAAAAATCTCTTTTCAGATTTGGATCATATCCACCATACCCCGATGATGCCGGATTGTCGTTAATAAATGTTTTTCTTGAAAGTTCATCTCTCATATCCATCGATG